AGGGACTTTTTCAGCAACAGCATATTCTCTATCAGATGTTTCTGTTTTAACTAAAGCTCTTAACTCCATCATCTTTTCAGGTGATGCTGTTTTTTGTTTAAATACTTGAGCTACCTTTTTACCTTTTTTATCACAAGCCCAACAATGCCAAGGATTTTCTCCTTTTTGGTTTTCAGTAAAATTAATTTCTAATTTAGGTTTATGGTGATTACAGAAGGGACAACTATAAGCATAGTTACCTCTCGCTGTTGGTTTACCAGTTCCCAATACAGAATTTACTAAAGCAATCAGTGGTTGATTGAGCATAACCTCAATATACAAACTTATTCTTGTGTAGCAAAGTCTTTGGTGAAAAATTTTCCTAAAATGTTATCGTTAAAATATTTTTGGGGTTGTTCTAATACACCATATGAAAATAAGTACTTACATTCATGGTAAGTAAGAAGTTTTTTATTAAAAACAAACTGTAAGATCTCACGGGTAAAGTCCTCTTGTTTACCTCCTTTTATGAGTTCTACAATTTGTTTTGTAGATCCGTAATACGTTTTCCAATCAGATTCCTTTTGAACTACTTGAGTAGTAGGTTTACGACCTCTACCTGTTTGCTCGGCCAGTTCTTTTTTGGTTAATTTACGTTTAACGTTGTGATATAGCGATTTTTTTCCAATATACGATACCCCACTTGGTTTGTGAGTAGTAATGTATATAAAACCGAATGTTCCTTGAGGCATATCCTCAATTGAATTTATAACTTTTCCTTTGTGTAACCACATAATTTATCTATCTATGTTTATAAGTATTGTAGTATCTGTTGTAGGCGATAAAGGTAAAGGTTGAGATAATTTTCCTACAGCTAATAATTGTTGTTGGTCATTGTATAAACCAACAGTTGTTACATAAGGAGCAAAATAAGAACCAGTAGCAAAATCATATACATCTTGTGATGGGGTATAAAATGTTCCTACTGAACTAGAATTAGCTGTGCTACCTGAGGTTATTGAAGGGTTTTGGCTAAAACTAAATTCATTTTCTCTAGCAGTACATTTATATTGAGTTTCATAAATTGTAAGTGAGGATGAAAATGAACAAGTAACATTTGAAGATGTAATAAAATTGTTTATTACTAAAGAATCAGATAAACCATAAAGAGATGAACCATAAATAGCTGTTCCGTAAGTATCTCCTTGAGGTTGTGAATCACTAGTAATAATAGCTAAACCATGATTATAAAATATGTTACCACAAATTTGTTGTGAAGCAGAAAATATTAAATTTCCCTGTCCATCATCATAAATAGAACCACTTGGTGCTATCCAGTTAAATGAATTTGGTTGAATATAATTTCCAAATAATCCTACAGGAATAGACATAACACCTATTATTGAATTAGAGGATGTTGGAAAATAATGAGCAAATGTTAAATCAGTTTGAGGATAATTATAATATCTACCTGCTGAGGATGTAGTACCTACTAAAACATCACCAGTAATATTAGCTCCAGGAACTAAACTTGCCGTATTTAAGGGTGAACCATAACTAGCTGTAGAATTTAAGTAATTCGAATAGTAAAGTTGTTCTATAGAACTATAAACTAATCTTTGATATTGAGTAGTAATTTCTCCTGTTGTAGGATCAGTTAAAGGATTAAATAATGAACTAGAATTTAAACCTAAATATCTATCAATACCAACAACAGAACTAGTTAACGCGGCCGCCCCCTCAAAATTAAACGATTTGTTTAATTCAAGCGGAGTAATTACTATGTCCGACGCTAAAAATTGTTTGTAAGCACCCATTCATTTTAGAAATCAAGTTTAACTCTAACAAGAGCTTCTTTGGTAAAATCTTTAGCTAATGGTCTTGATAATTTAGCTACTGCTAATAATTGGTTGGTGTCGTTATATAAACCAATAGTAGTAATATATACTTGAGGATTGTTAATGAATTGAGGATATAATACTTCACCAGTTGAACCTGAAATAAATGATGGGTTTTCTGAGTAATTAAATTCTGAACTTCTTGGGCGAATGAATATATAATCAGATACAATAGTTTCTTGTGAATTTAAAGTAAATCCTGTTGAACCACTAATTGCTCTAAATAATTGAGAATTAGCATTTGTTTGATTACTATATGTTGCCGAACCAGAGAATGCAGATCCACTATAAACAAATCCAATACCTCCACTTACTGCGGGAGCTGCTAAAGCTAATGGGTTTAAAATAATAGTTCCAATATCTGGTAAGAACCAACCATAAGATCCTGAGTTGGCAGAATAACCATCAGATGTATTTCTTGTTAAAGTAGAAGATATAACACCAGCTGATCCAGTAATTAATTGAAATACTCTACCAGCTGCACTAAATTGAACTGAAGTAACATAATTACTATTATCAGTTAATTTAATAGAACCAGCAGATCCAGATAAATTTAATGTTAATGAACCTAAAAATAATGATTCTTTGTAACATGATCTTTCAACTGGTAAAGCAAAAAATTCTGAAGATGTAATAGCACCAAATGTAAAATTAGTATTTTCGTCTCCAATTACTAAATCTTGCCACTGACCAAAAATTGTTGAAGTTGGAGATAAACCATTGACTGCTGGATTGTATACTGCACTACCACTACCATCTGCATTTCCATAAGCAATAGCAAATTGAATAGATTGTGTAGCAGCAGTATCAAAAACATTTACATAATAATTACCTGAACTACCAAGTACTTGAACAGAGGAAGTAAAGAAATTTGTTAATGAAGGACTACCTGTAGTCCAACATACAGAGGATATAGCGTTTGAACTTACTAAAAAATCATCGGCTTCTAATCTTTTAAATGACATATTTTATATATTAAGATACTTTAGTTACAGTTACAGGAATTGTTATAAAAGCACCACTGTCTCTACCTTCAATAGTTAATGTACATTGAAGTTGAGTTTGTGTACTAAATAATGTATTAATAGTTGTTGCAGTAAGATTAATAGTAGTACCTACTACAGTTCTTGATACTGATGTACCAATTGTAGTTGTTTGGTTTGCTAAATTTAAAGCATTTACTGCGGGTGTATTAATACCTACTCCTTCAAATGTATTAAATAATCTAATATCTGAAATTGTGGCTGTATAACCTGCTGTTTCAAATGTATTTCCACCTAAGTAATTTAATGTTTGTGGAGTAATTGCTAACGAAGCCCCTTGTTTTAAAATAATTGAAGAATATCCAATATCCAAAATAGGCATTTTAGCTGTTCCACGAGGTAAAGTTACTAACTTATACTTCATAGTTTGAGTAGCTTGAGGAAACGCCTCTAATAAAGGCATATTTTCAATAGCTTGTCCATAAAAAGCAGAACCTGATGGATTATTTGGATTATAAAGTGTATAATCAATTTCATCATCCGCTAAAGAAAATTGGGTGATTTGAAATTGGCCATTTTGTTGAGCTAGTAACTGACGTCCTACATCTGTTAAGATAGCATCTACGGTTACTATTGTATTATTTAAATATCCCATTTGTTTATTTTATTATAAATATATAGTTTTATGTTTTTTGTTATATGTTTTGGAAAAATCCTACGGATTGGGCAATTTGTAATAAACTGTTTTTATAAATTGGATTAAAATTTTGTGGAATCAATAAACCAGGTGTTGATGAATTTGATAATACACTTGAAGTCGATGAATTTAAAACTATTATAGTTTCATTAGGATTAAAATAAAATGGAGGAGAATTAAAACTAGGGGAAAATCCTGAGGTTACAATAGTAAATGGATTAAAGCTTCCAGAAGCAGCACTTCCTGTTACGTTTGTATATTGTTTAAGAGATGCTTGTGATGTTGCGGGAAATACTGTTTGAAGAATTGGAATATTACTTTCTAGTGAATTTTGTTTAAAACTTCCACTTACAGGATTAACAACTAAAGAACCAGTATCTGGAATGATATTATTATTTGAATCTAGACTTATTCTATTTCCAAATACATCAATTAAAGTAGTAATATGAACAGTATAAGCTGGAAATACTCCGATTGATGCTGTTGAAGCTATTATGTAGTCTGTTAATTGGACACCATCAAAGTAAGCAAACCAATTACAATATTGTTCTACATTAGCTAAAGCTCCTATTGAACTACCTGTTGTCATTGGTTGATTTACAAATCCTTCATATCTTGAACCTGTAGGAGATATTAATTCACATCCAATATATCTTGGATTAATTTGTTTAGCTGAAGTATAATTTGAATCTTGTACTGCTGCTCTAGTAGCACTACCACTTAAAATAGCTTGTGAGTTTACAGCAATATTTGGATTAGTTGAAAAATCAATATCCATATATTTTAAATTTAATCTTTCATCTTGAACATCTCCAGCTATTACTAAATATTCTGGATTTGAAATTTGGGATTCAAATATAGTAAAATTTTCTATACTAGCACTGAATCCATTACTACCTGCACCCGTAAACATATAAAAATATGTTTGAGGTAAAATACCTTGAACTTGAGCTTGATTTACAGTTACACTACCAGAATTTCCTCCTAAGTTATCTCCAGGAATAGATGCTGTAAAAGCAGTAGTTCCATCAACATTTAATAGTTGTAATGTTGTAGGAGTTGATGGTGAACCCCAACGGGTTGCTGTAAAACTTATATAATAAACGTTATCAAAATTAAAATCATAAACGTTGTTAGCAAAAGTCATACTTTGACTTGCGGGGATAGGGGTATTTGCGTAAAAAGTTCCGGTTGTATATACTTGATTAATATCAATAGTATAATCATTAAAATTATTATCTTCTACAACTAAATTTGTTCCTTCTAATTCACCATTAAAATCATAGTAATTAGTTAAAATTTGTGTTACCGAACCAGATAATGAAGGAGTAGATGTTTTATAAGCGGGAAGGTGATAGATTTCTATATTAGAAATTGATGATGTTTGAGCTGAGCCTGTATCATTATCATTAAAAATAGTAATGTATTGGGTTGAAAAATCTGCTATAAAATTAGCAGTTGTATTTAAATCAACATTATTAGAAACTGTAAATACAGATTCAGATACTCTTCCTGCAAATGAAGATGGAACTGTTGATGAATTATAAACTTTTAACGTTGCTCCTGAACCTCCGGAACTTGAAATATTAAATATTACATTATATACTCCTGATTGGGAAAGTTGATAAGTAATACTATTTCCAAAAGGAATATTATAATTTGAAGGATTTAATGCTAAATAATAATCATCTGGTAGTGAACCTCCATTAGTACCTACAGTACTACCTACTGCTATAGAACCTGTAATTAGTTGATCTTCAACTGTATATGGAATACCAATTGGGCTTGATCCTGATCCTATCAAAGCAATAGAGGCAGATGGACTAACTTGTGGAGTTCTGTATCTATTTCTTTCTAATAATGTTTGTTTAATTATAATACCAGATGCTAAACTTGTTCTAGCAGGTACCCAATCAGCAAACATTTTAAATAATGAATTATCAAAAAATTCTATTAATCTTATATAACTCCATTCTTGATAATTTGAAATATATTTTTGAAAATATGATTCTCTTATAGCATCTAAAGTAGGATAAGTATCTAAAGATGAGGATTGAAATCTAGGATCTCCAATCACATCACCTAAATTAAAATATCCTAATTGTGAATTTATATCTTCATTTATTTCATTTTGTGGAGAAAAACCAAGTTCAACATAATCAATATCTCTAGTATAACTAGAACTTATAGAAGGAAATTGTTGAATAGAAATAAAAGGTGATAATACATTAGCATTTGGAATATTAGAATCACTACTACTATAAGGTAAAACAATATTTTGTTGTTTTATTTTTTGTGAAACAGCATTTTGAATACCTGATGGAACTTGATCAAAGTAAAATACTTCTGTATTTGGAGTATATTCACCTCCAGAACTTGTATGAAAATTACTATTTCCAACAAATGAAGAGGTTATAACCCAAGATCCTGTTACTTTTGGATGAACAGAAATAGAAGCAGTATATAATTCACCTCCTAAAGTTGCTCTAAATGCTAAGTTTTCACTTGACTCTATTGAGTAAGGATTCATTACATAAGCATTAAAACTAATTTCAGATAAAGGTAATGTATAGTATCTAATTTCTTGAAAAGATCCAGAAAATATTTTACCTGATAAAGAAGAAGTACCAAAATAAGATATTGTGCTTCCGGTCCAAGTGTTACTATTACTTGCTGTTATGGAAGCTGATGCTTGGAATCCTATAACATTTCCATCTTCACCATCATAATTTTTATCTTTAGCAAATAACTGATATGCATGAGGTGTTGTTTGTGATTTATTTAATAAAACAGACCACCAACCTCCATCATAAAAAGGTAAATAAATACTTGCTGAAATTGATGGGGATGAAGCATCAGGGATAAAATCTAAAAGAGCATATTCATAATAAGGATCTAAAATTGAGCCTGAGTATGAACCACTAGTATATCCTGAACCTGTGTATCTTAATCTAATGTTAACTCCAGTATCTGTTGACCATAAACTTTGAGAATAATATCCTGAAGCTGTAGGTAAGTTTGTTGTTTGGAATCTAAATTCTACTGATTGAGGTTTATTACTTGGAGCACCCCACGATGAATTTAAAGTAAAAGATGAACTAATAAATGCTGAACCACTTGTATAAAAAGCATAATTATATTCATCCTGCCAGTTATCATAACTATTAATGTTTTTATCTTTACCTCCAAATTCATTAATGCGTAAAATAGTATCATCAACACCAAAAGTTGTAATTAAATCTCTTAAACCAGCTACTGATCCTTTTTTCTTAAGTAATAAAGGAATATTATGATATATACGTTTGTATGTTTCTTTATTTATATCATCTGTAGGATATAATGATGAAGTTGATGATGCTGTAACATATGTTGTTATATATTCTAAACCAGAACCTGTTGGGACTGGAAATTGGGTTGTCGTAAATGGTAAATTATATAAACTTCCTGAAGGAGTTAAACCAATTAATGCTTGATAAAGATCATTAGATGAAAAATTATTTTGATAAATTTTTACACCCATATCTCTTAATATATCTGCTACTAAATCTTTAGATACACCATAAGTTAATCGGTTATCAGCATTATATTTGTTAGTAACATCTTGTAAATATACAAATATACTATCAAAACTTTGTCCAATCATTTCAACAAATAACCCAAAATTATAATTGTCTGGGTCATCTAGGATGTATGAAGGAATAGCTAGTGTTAAAGCATTATTATTTTCAATATCATATTCTTCAGCAACTAATGATTGAGATATAAACCAATTAGATCCACTTGTAGATGTTGTTGAATAATTTGTGTAAGGTGGTGTATCTCCTGTTTTTGGCCAAGATGTTGATCCGGATGTGTAATATAGGTAATATTCATAAGGATCAAAAGTAGTAATAATTTCATCTATTTTAGCTTGCCATATAATATTACTTGAAGAAACGTAATAAGATCCGCTTGAAGAATTATCTGAAAAACTAGCACTGTAAGTATATTCTTCTAATAAAGATAATTTGTAATAAAAATTTTCTAATCTTGTTTGTGCAGATGAAAAATGAATAAAATTACTATAATCTGAATAATCAATATTAATTGATAATCCTTTTTGGGCTAATAAATTATTTAATTGATACTGTAAACTACCTGTTCCTTGAGAATATGAAGATGTAGTAGTAGTTAAATTATTATAATTTATATAATCTGTTGAATTATTTATTTCATCACTAACATTTAAATTATAATTAGGACCAGCTATAAAAATATTATCTCCAACAGTATCAAAAGTAGGAGTAATTGTAATATTATATGCTAAAGAATTAGCTATTTGTTCTACTACCCAACATTGACTTTTTAATGTAAATTGATCTGGAAGTGGTTCATATAATTTAATTAGAATTGTTGGATTTGTAGGATCAGTATTGTCTAATAATAGGTTATTAGCAATTACTAATTGATTATCTCCAAAATTTAAATAAAAATCTACATACTGAAGTAATGAAGATTGTATTTCTTGAATAAAAGCTGTTGTTGTTCCTACAACCTCAAAATCCAATATATCTGTTGTATCTAATCTAAGTTCAGTTCTGTCAGAACTAATTTCAGATATAAAATAAGTTTTAAAAGGATTTGATGATAATCTTCTTCTTAAAAAATTATATAGTGTATTATAAGCTCCCTGATCATAACCATAAGCTGTTAGATCTTTTAAAGGATCTATTGAAACTTGATTATCTATTAACTTATACCCAGGATAACCATTTATGTTTTCTATTAATGTATTTCCATTTATGTCATAAACATAATATTCAATATAATCTGTTTCAGGATTAAAAGAAATTTCTACTTCTTGAGTTTGAATTAAAGATAAATCATCAGAATTATATTCCTGAAATTCAAAATTTGTTGGGGAAATAGGAATTATATTC